TCCTTTGCCACTCCAGGAGTCAGATAAGTCTCACTAAATTGGAATGGAGCACCTTGAGTTTGAATTGTGTAATTCATACCAGGAGCAGGAGTTCCTGGTATATTGATGTTGGTTCCAGTGACTGTATAAGATGTTCCAGTAGTGTATTCTATTTGTCTGATAGTTTCAATAACTTCAGTTCGCGTTTTCGTTTCGGAGGTAATTGTCCCACTGGTGAAGTTGGGAGTTACTGGTCCAGCATATGAAGGACTTATAACTCCCAGAACTGTAAGCAGTCCGAGAGTTATGCGTCTCACTTGAATACGCTCAGTTCTACGCTACGTTGTGCTGTTGCCGTGGTTCCCGACCCACCAGCAGTTACGCTAGGAACGGTAGTTCCACTCAAAGTACCTGCGAGAGAACCTTTATCACCACCTAACTGAGTAGTAGAGTTGCCGTAAAGGTTGGGAGAAGCAATTGTTCCAGAAGCTGCCGACTGAGAGGTAACATCAACATCTGCAGTAATTGATGTCTCAGAGAAACTAAATGCTTGCCCGTTTGTGTTGATGTCATAAGAACCTGCTCCACCAACTCCTCCAAGAGTTGTTACATTAATGTTTGTGCCCGAGACAGCGTAGGATGCTCCTACTCTTTCTGATTGTACCGCTGCACCCTGAACGCCTAATTGAATTGAGTCAGTGATTTTTGATGTGATTTCGCCAGCAAAAGCAGGAGTAGTGAAGAATAACGAAAAGATAAGTGCTAATCTTTTCATCGTTCTGAAATATGGTGTGTAAGTATTTATGGAGACAGTTTTTCAATTGGTCCACTTGGTCCACTTGACAGATCATAAATATTAACTTATTATGTACAAGCCCGCTACAAAATGGCGGGTTTCTTATTATGAGTCATTGAAGTGACATTAGAGCCGTGGAAGGTGCCCTTCGAGAGAGGTGGTGTACCCCCCTTCTATACGGATGTAGAGTTCAATTAAAATTAATGCAACAATTCTTTACTGTAACCCTGCCCCTTTTGGCATCGGTTACAACCAGTACGGCAACACTGCCATTCGTCAACTACAAGATGCAGGGTCCACCACCTCCAGTGGATTCGAAACCATTTTCTGTTATTAGGGAGTTTGATCTTGTAGATGAAAAGAAGACAGCAATCCGAGAGGTTGCTCCCGAAAAGCCAAAAGAGAAAAGGTTAATTTGTAAAGGGTGTAATGAACATGAACAACTTGCTCTGGATTATTTCCAAGAGCAAGGAATTAAAGACAGAAACGCCCTCGCTACTATCCTGGGCAATATTAAGCAAGAATCTATGTTCGTGCCTAATATTTGTGAAGGTGGTAGTAGGACTCAGTACCATCACTGCGGACGTGGTTATGGTCTGATCCAATGGACATCTGCCGATCGTTATTATGGATTGGGTGATTTTGCTAGAAGGTTTGGTGGAAATCCATCATCTCTTCAAACGCAACTTGGTTATCTAACGACTGAGGTTCAATGGAAACGAATTGCAGATAGGATGAAAACTCCTGGTAAGTCTATCAATCGTTACATGGACTATGCGTATAGTTGGATTGGTTGGGGCATTCATGGTGCCCGCACTTCGTATGCTCATGAGTATGCTAACCGACTGATCACGGTAGAAGTTTGATACAATAGAATAGGTTGGGAGGAGTTGACAATACTCCTCCCCCATTCTATACTTTAAATCTTGGACAGGTGTCCGAGTGGTTAATGGAGGCGGACTGTAAATCCGCTGGCTCTGCCTACGGGGGTTCAAATCCCTCCCTGCCCACCTTGACGACTCTCTCAAGGACTGCTATAATATGAGAGTTGAGAGATCAACTGCGGCACTCCCCTTCGGTAGGTTCAGGAGTGGCGGCGATAGGAACCTACTTATGGGCGTATGGTGAAGTGGATTATCACACGGCTCTTCTAAAGCCTTATCTCAGGTTCGAATCCTGATACGCCTGCTATAATAGTTCAGTTGTATAAATAACAATATATATCTACTGAACTAATGGAATATTCTATTCTTAAATCCTTTGTGGAACAAAAAATGTCTATAAGGGATATTGGTAAAAAAACAAATAAAAGTGCTACAAGTATTAGATATTGGTTGAATAAGTATAAATTGAAAACGGCAAATAAATCATTTAGTGACGGTTATATTGGTGAAAATCATATTCTTAGAGTTGATGGTAAACCAATACAAAATTGCTCCAAATGTGGAATTTTTTTAAATGAAGAAACTGGATATTGGCGTGAAAGTAAAAAGGTATGGCAAGCAAATTGTAAAAAATGCCATAACAATTATAATGCTGATAGGTGGAAAAATAGTAAGAAAAAAGCAGTAGAGTATAAGGGTGGAAAATGTGAAAAATGTGGATATAATAAATGTATTGATGCCTTAGAATTTCATCATATTGACCCAGATCAAAAAGATAAAAATTTTGGAAATTTAAAATTAAGAAAATGGGAAGACCAGAAAAAAGAACTTGATAAGTGTGTATGTGTATGTGCTAATTGTCATAGAGAAATACACGCAGAACTTAGACTTGACATTATTTCAGAATTAGTGTAATATATAAAAGTGATAGAGGTTAAGTCCCTGTTACATCCTTATGAGGTGTATCACACTTAATCCATCAAATGTAGGAAGTGCAACACCTCTCGCTGGTTTAGTCTGGATGATGTGAAAGGTGATTCTGTCTGCACATAGAAATCCCTCCTACCACCAATCCCCTATAGCACAATTGGCAGTGCGCGGAGCTGTTAACTCTGAGGTTGTTTGTTCGAGTCAAACTGGGGGAGTTGGAAGGTCTGGAAATGTCTGGGTCTTCCTTTCTAAATCCTAACTTTGTTAGGTCGGGGAATTGATCACCCCCGCGTTGCCCTTGTAGCTCAGTGGTAGAGCAACGGTTTTGTAAACCGTTGGTCGTCTGTTCGAATCAGATCGGGGGCTTGACATAATACTCATTATGTCTTATACTTTATACTTCCGTGTGAAGTGAAGTGCTGGGAGAGTCAAATCTCCCACATTGCGAATGTGGTGTAGCGGTAACATCCCATCCTTCCAAGTTGGTGTCACGGGTTCGATCCCCGTCATTCGCTTCTTAACCAAATCTTAATTGACATAAGACCAAAAGTGCTGTAAGATACTCTCATCTTAAGGTTTGCTTAAGACCCCCTAAATAACGAAGATTTACTTTGTTGTAAATCTTTACATTGTCGTTTAGTACACAAAAAACATTTTTATGAAAATCAAACAACTGATGCTTGCACCTGTTGCTCTTGGTATGATTGCTCCTGCTGTTGCGAATGCCGCAGACCTTAATATTGCAGCAGTCAATCAATACTCTTCTGAGCAGGCAACAAGCGTCACTCAATTCTCTGATGTTCAACCTTCTGATTGGGCATATCAGGCACTTAGCAACCTTGTGGAGCGTTATGGTTGCGTAGCAGGATATCCTAACGGCACTTATGGTGGTGGTAAGGCAATGACCCGTTATGAGGCAGCAGCACTCCTGAATGCCTGTCTGGATCGTGTAACTGAAGTAACTGATGAACTTCAGCGTCTTTCGAAAGAATTTGCTGAAGAACTTCTAGTTATTCGTGGTCGTGTTGATAAACTGGAAGCACAAGTTGGTCAACTTCAAGCAACTCAGTTCTCCACTACATCTAAACTGCGTGGTGAAGCAACCTTCGTTCTTGGTGGTGTAGAAGGTGCTCGTCTTGCTAACAACACTAACGTTGGCAACACAGCATTCAACTATGATGTTCGTCTGAACTTCGATACTTCTTTCACTGGCAAGGATTTGCTGAAGACTCGTCTGCGTTCTGGTAATTTCTCCAGTCAACCCTTTGGTTCTTCTTCGTCTCTGTTCAAACTGGATAAGGCAGAAAGCACTTCTAACCAAGTACAACTTGATCGTCTGTACTATCAGTTTCCTGCTCTCACCAAAGGTCTCAATTTGACTGCTGGTGCTCTGGTTCGTAACACTGAGATGTCTTGGATTCCTACTGCTTATAAGTCTGACATTCTGGACTTCTTTGCTGTTGCAGGCGCTCCTGGTGTTTACAACAAAGCAACTGGTTCTGGTTTCGGTGCTCAGTGGGCACAACCTACTAAGAAAGGTAAGGGTGGATTCGTTGCTGGTGTGAACTATGTTGCCCAGAACGGTTCCGATTCTAGCAAAGGGGAATTTGATGAATCTGGTGCTTTGAATACTCTGGCACAGTTTGGTTATCGTGCTCCTCAGTATGGCATCGCATTTGGTTATCGTTATGGTACTGAAGGCACTCGTGTTCGCACCTTCAATGGTGTTTCTGGTAATGCTGGTACTCTTGCCGCTAATCAAACCTCTAATGGTTATGCCGTGAATGCTTACTGGCAACCTAAGAAGTCTGGCATCATTCCTTCTGTGAGTGGTGCTTATGGGTGGAACACTGTAGAAGGTCCTGCTACTCCCCGTGCTGCTACTAAGTCTGAGACTTGGTTTGCTGGTGTCCAGTGGGCAGATGTGTTTGCTAAGGGTAATGCTGCTGGTTTTGCCATCGGTGCTCCTGGCAATGCTGCTTCCCTCACTAAGGATGCTCTGATGTGGGAAACCTTCTATCGCTATCGTGTGAGTGATAATATTAGCATCACTCCTGCAATCTTCTATGTTTCCAATAATCAAGGATTCAAGAATGCTTCTTCTAACTATGGTGGTGTAATTCAGACCCAGTTTAGGTTCTGATATTCTAACTACATAGTGTAAACTGGGGGGTGAAACCCCCCTTCCCAAATCTGATTAAACTAGAGCATTTAAAAAATGAAAATAACACTCTGGTACTGTGAATCTATGCAACAATGGCGATGGACCTTATGTGATTCCTCTCGCCCTGTTCGTAGGCAAGAATCTGGTCAACAACCATTTCTTCGTGATGCTATGAATGATATTGCAAATACAGTAGAATTTATGCTAGAATCTAGTTATCCTGATTGATTTATTGGGCGATTGGCACAGCGGTAGCGCGGATCCCTTACAAGGATTAGGTCACTGGTTCGAATCCAGTATCGCCCACTTTATAAATACTTGAAAAAAAGTATTGGTGTAATGGAAAAATTATATAAGTTACTTTCTGATACTCAGGCAAGTTTGTTTGTCCTCTTTCAGAAGACTTGGGTTTATCATTGGCACGTTGTTGGACCTGATTTTAAGCAGATTCATGACTTATTTGGTGAACAGTATGTTGCTCTTCAAGAAGAAGTTGATCGTATTGCCGAGCATATGAGATTTCTTGAAATCAAACCAGTTAGTTCTTTGTCTAGAGTTGTAGAAGTTTCTGGTATTGGTGAAGCAAAATCTAATATTTCCGAAATGGAAATGATTCGTGATTTGATGGATGGACATCAAAAAATAATTACCATGCTTTCTGATGCTGCTATGGAAGCAGACGAACAAAAGTCAAGAGGAACAGTTAATCTTCTTGATGATTTAAATGAAGCACACGGCAAATTCGTTTGGATGCTTCGATCATTTACTGAAAAATAATTAACTTATTGTAGAGATGGAAAATTTAAGAATCAGATGCCGCTCTTGTAATAGAGAGTTGGAAGGGCATCAAACGAAAACAGTATCTTGTGGTTGCTCAAATATGGCAACTATTCGTGGGGATAAAATTTCAGCAGTTGACTTATCCTCTGTTGTTATGCTAAACTCTATACATACCAAATCAAAATCTGGTGTTCTTACAAACGAAGACCTTGCTTTTCAAGAAGCACGGCGTCAGCGTAAAGTGAGACGTTTAGATTTTGAAGTCCGCTGAGGACTTATTTTGGAAGATTGGCCGAGTGGTTGATGGCGATAGTCTTGAAAACTATTAACGTTAGTAGCGTTCCAGGGTTCGAATCCCTGATCTTCCTTGTTACAAATATTACAAAATTTTAGATTTTTTTAATCTATATTTTCGTATCAACACAAACTTGACATAGTAGAAATACTTACTAGAATAACTAGTAGTATTCAACCTAAACCCTATGGATCAGCACACCTATGATAACTGGGTGAAGATCAAGGAGACATTCGAATCTTCTGGGAACACTGATAATATGTTCTATAAAAGAGCAGTTGAGATTGTTAAAACCAAGAGAGATCCTCTTGCAAAGTTTCTTGGTGATGAAAAATGATGTATGAGCATGAAGAATTTATTACGCGCTCAGAAGTTCAGGAGATGATCGATGCAGCAATACGACGACACAACCGCAATGCTTCTATCATTAGTATGTGCGTCGGTTGGGTGGTTCTTGCTCTATTTGCTGAGGGACTTTTAAGGTTAATCGGTGTTATTCCACCATTACTCCCATTTCTTAAAATTACTCTTAACTAATCTTTTATATGGAAAAAGAAAATATGAGTAGCACAATATTTTCAGCAATGACTATTTTTGGTATAATAGGTTTATTGATTATTTGGTCACTTGATCACGCATATGTAAAATGATCTTTCATATTGTAGAATATCTGGCACATAGTCCAGTTTGGTTGTTTATATGTGGTATGGGGTTGACAACCGTTCCAATAATGGGTATAATGTTTATACACCGAACTAAATAACGGTGTAACGGGGTGTAGCGCAGTTTGGTAGCGCATCCGCTTTGGGAGCGGGAGGTCGTAGGTTCGAATCCTATCACCCCGATTGCCAGTTCCTTAACTGGCACACTTGACTTAAAGGTCAAACCATCCTATAATTATTAGGTAAACAAATCAAAGCAATGTCGGTTACAATTAAATTTAAGAAAGACCTCCAAACTCTTAAATCTGCAGTTAATGGTGATTTTTATCTTGATGTAAAGAGTCCGAAACTTTATAAAAAGATTCGTCGATATTATGAAAATGAGGGTGTAATGTTTTCTGAAGACCCTCTTGATAATTATGATATTCTCATTGAGTGCATCGCCCAAGATCTTGAAACCTCTGAAGTTG